CTGAAAGATGGAGGTTCGGTCGCACCGGTTAAGGGAAACCTTACCCGCCTCATAGCCCATTGGGGTCACACCCTTTGGATATGGTGTGGATTTAAGCCGTTAATGCCTGGTCTTGGATCCGATCTCATTTCATCCAGTCATAAGCTGATGAAAATTCTAGAAACGCAAGGTGCGCTTGGCCTTGTATTATACCTGAAAGTGTCGTATGTTTCCATCCAGAAATATGTTGGTGGGCAGCGTCTAAGCACCACACAAGGACTTGGTAGCCTTGTACGATTACAGAACGGTCTACCCGCGTGGCTTCCTCTTCATGCTCGTAAGAACATTAGGAGTGGTCATGCACCAACTATCCGCCTATGGTTGAGTGTACTGTATGTATTCAGGTGTCTGTCGACGAAGGTAACTTCTAGACGACATCCTGTAATGAAACAGCTCGGGGATGTTGAATCTCTTCAATTGGTTCAGACTGAACCAATCGTGTCATTAATTCAAGAATTCCGATTATTCCTACGGGAACATTTTGTCCCTAGCTTAGGAGGTATACGTCCGATACCAGGATTTATAGAAGGGGATCCCTATGTTGCGACTCGAATGTTTCATGCCGGACCGTCGGGAACACCGGCGATACGGTATGCAGGGGTCGACTCTATTGCATGGCAAGCCTATGAGAATACTCGATTAGGATCTAGCCTGCGTTGCATGTTTTCATTGAACAATGATACAGGCAGAGCCGGACTCCCTTGTTTTGAAGACATGAGAGAAGATGCAGATGCGATCGCACTGTACGAGCTACGTCAACATCTAACCTTCCCTAAGCCCCCAATTTCGATATCGCGAATCACTGCGCTTTATGAACCTGCTGGCAAAGTAAGATTAATTGCAATCTTCGACTACTGGACTCAACGCCAATTGAAACCACTCCATGATGATCTGTTCAGAGTACTTAAAGGCATGGTATGGGATGGTACACATGATCAGAATGGACTTTGGCATCATCTCTTAAGTTCCCATAAAGTACCGGGTGCTATCAACAGTTCTTTGGATATATCCTCAGCAACTGATATGATTCCTCGTGAACTCTATGGTGTCCTCTTAGACGAACTTTATGTTCCATTACCATCACCGATAGGGGGTGAGTATGGTCATGAGTTCACACAATATTCTGATATTGTATTAACCCTGTTAACGGATAGACCATTTCTGGCTCCTTCGGAAGTACAACCGGAGGGGATCCACGACGACCCAATAACAGTCCGCTATGGTCGAGGACAACCTATGGGAGCTCTCGCTTCCTTCGGTCTACTCGGACTATGGCATCATGCATGGGTGCAGTTCGCTGCGCACCGTGTGGGATCACAATTATTAACATTCGATGACCTTCACAATTCATACTCTGCAGGTGGTTCTGTTACTCAGCCTACCTACGTTTATGGTGTTTGTGGAGATGACTCAGCCATGATTGAGTTCAATCAAGGACCTGAGGTGGCTGATGAGTACTTGCGGATATCCGATTTACTCGGTATTCCTATCAAGCTCATTAAGTCATTCTACAATGCGAAGTGTATCTCTTTTATCTCCCGCTACGCGGCAATAACAGAGTACTCTCCGGCTTCCTTTAGGGAAGAGCTAAATGTTACCGGCTTACGCTCTCGATCGAATTTCGTAATGAAACTGATAGATCGTGGGTGGGCCGAGAACACTAATTTAGTTACTTTCCTAATTAGAAGCTCCATGGATCACTATGCCTACATTAAGAATGTATGGCACTATGTGAGAAATGGCTGCTACCCAGCTCTAGTCTTTAGGGCATTAATGGCAACCTTGAGTCCAATGGGTCCATTGCGGTCTATGACCGTTTCCGGAACTCCATTGGGTACTCGAGGCTTCTTACTTGCTTGGCTATCCCTTCTTCAGGGAGTTAGACCAAGAATTGCCAATTTACAGGGACCGAACCCGCACATACTGTGGGATTCCGTCCCCGTGCCGTCAACTATGTTGAGACTACTTATCTCTCTTAATGAGAAGTTAAGTATTAAGGCATGGGAATTTGCGCAGTGGAATGCCCAGAATATGGGTATGCTCCAACATAACGCGAAAATGTTTGGTAAGGAGGGAGGTCTCATTCGATTGATCATGGGCAGCCTCCGTATACAACGGTTGGCTGGTCTACCACATCGATGGCGCCATTATAGCTGGTACGCTGCTATCCCTAGATCCTCTCCTTTTACACGTGGCTACTTGATTCCTATTATTCCGAATGGTGAGGGTGGACATGTAATCCCCGTTGGTCCACTCAACTCCATTGAAACGGAGCGATTATTAGAAGCTCTCATCCAAGACTCGGTTGAACGGATCGAGTGGTTAATGACCAGTATCAGATCCCCAAATATGAGGATCGACTGGATGTCAAGAACCGGTACTCAGCCCCATCTTACAGAACCTTTTAGTGAGTGGGATGATATTATAGGATACCTTGTCGACGTCGCAGCTGAGGCGCAACTGTCGAGTGTGATTGAACCTTTTGTTACTGATCAGCAACTCTTGACTTGTCATGAGACCAAGCCAGAATTGGCCGAACCATCACTCCAGGACCCCCACACCCCTGGTAGACGGGAGGGGTAAACTAAGTAAGTCTACACCCTTGTCTATACGGCAAGGAAATAAGTCACGTGATTAACAATTAAACCCCGTAGCAGGTGGGGGGGACCCTGCCGACTACACATGGCATTCTTAC